CGCAGGAACAAATGCCGAACAGTTTGAGCCGATATGGGAAGTTTGTTTAGCGCAAGACGTCCCTATTGTTTGGCAGACAAGGGGAGCGCATAAGCCGCAGCGCAAGATCCTGGACAGGGTTATCAGGGAAACACCGCGTAGCATTTGGTACATCTCCATTCCGATGTGGGACGATAATATTAGAAAACGGATCGAACCCAAGGCGCCACCTATCGGCTATCGACTGGAGTTGATTCAGCAACTCCTAGAAGCAGGGCACCCTGTTGTGGTTGGCATCAATCCCGTGTGTGTTGATTGGCTACCAGATTATGAGCCATTGATAGACAGGATCAAGGAGCTTGGCGTGCTTGGTGTTTGGTTTAGTGCTTTGTACTTTGGGCGAACGTTTGGTGAATCATTAACTCAAGAAAAAGTGGACAGAATAACACCCGAGTTAATTGATAGGGCAGGATGCAAGGGGAGCAAGATTGATCACGCTCACATTACCGCTGCTGTTGAATATGCGGAAGCGGCAGGGCTTGCCACGTATTACCACGCTTCAGATAGACCATCGACGTTATTTGATTGGTGGGATCAAGTTTACGGCAAGACAATGCCGATGATTCAACAGCTCATCAATCAAGCGCATGAGTGGTATCTAGGGGAAGAACAGGACTATATTACAATCCAAAAAGAAGAGGCTATATCCGCTATGTCAGAACTGCCGGCCGGTTTTAATTATGGGCCATTCTTTCATTCTGATGTAAAGCAGTTCAGAATGATGGCGGGATTGCCCGCTGGCGCTTCGCTGCCTAGGTTGAATGCCGAACAGTTTTGGGATTTCCTATGGAACTCTGAATACTTCTCCGCCAAGATGGGGCCATTAAGTTGTAGGTGTTTCGCCTACGCATCAGTGAAGTCCGGCAAGGATATTACGCCAATCTATAAGGGGGAAGACAGGGTAATGGTTTACCGTCCTGGCGGCTTTAAGCATCGCTACGCTCACACTCCCGACCTGGCGGAATGATTGCCTATACTGAAGTGGAGTACGGTCTCTTTTCGTGGCCTATTACTACGGCAATCGCAACCCTGACGGCGGCGGTGCTAGCGCTTTCCAGCGTGGGCCTGGCGGTCAACTGCGCCCAACCACCCGGGGCCGAGAGGCCCGCGCTGCATTCCGTAATCGCCAATCCAATCAGCGGGCCGATCGCAGGTCGGAGCGCATGGGCGGCGGCCGGGCTAGTTGATGGGGCTAACGCCTGGGGGTTTGCGTGAACCTCCAGGCCTACGCCAACCACCGCAAGGCCCATAACCTGATTGGCCAAACTCGCGTCAGCGTCCTGCGAGCAATCAACGCCGGCCGCCTAGAGGAGCCGGCTGTCAGACGTGAGGGCAGGGGATGGGTGATTGACCCTGCCCTGGCAGATCAGCAGTGGGCCACCAGGACCGGTATCTCGGTCAACAATCCAAGGCCCCCTGCTGCAGTGATCAGTTCACCGAAGCGGCAGGCATCTACCGCTCCGCATCCCCCCGCACCTGGCGGCCCCAGTTACGCGGAAGCGAGACGCGCCAGGGAGGTATACCGGGCTGAACGAGAGCGGCTTGAGTTGATGAAAACGAAAGCCGAGCTAGTGCTAGCTGCTGACGTGAAACAGGAGGCATCGCGCATGGCGCGGCAAGTGCGCGATCTGCTGCTGATCATTCCCAACAGATTGGCGGCCAAACTTGCCGGCATGACAGATCAGGATCAGGTGAGATCAGAGCTTCAGGCTGAAATCGAATCAGCGCTACGAGGGCTAGCCGATGCCTGAAGCTGCGCTTCTTTACAGACAGGTTTTTGTTGAGGCGTTGCAGCCCCCCCTTAACCTGACGGTTAGCGAGTGGGCGGATACGGAGCGAATTCTTACGCGGCGATCGACTTCAGAGCCGGGTCTGTGGCGAACCGATCGCGTTCCGTTCCTGAAGGAACCGATGGATTTGCTTAGTCCTAGGGAGCGAAAAATAAAGCGGGTTGTGCTTATCTTTGGCTCGCAGTCTGGGGCAAAAACCGAGTGTGGCCTCAACTGGCTAGGTCGAACGATCGCCATGGATCCCGCGCCGTTCCTGGTGATGTTTCCTACAGAAGCATTTGCTAAACGTCAGATCAGGCAACGGCTTACACCATTGTTCAAAGATACTCCAGCTGTAGCCGCTAAAGCGATAAGCAGTAAATCGCGAGACACTGCTAACGCCATGTTCCTGAAGGAGTTTGAGGGCGATATGCTGCTGAGCATTATCGGCGGCAACAGTGGCAGCGCAGCCCAGGGTATGCCGGCTCAGTATCTATGGGCCGATGAAGTCTCATCGCTGCCGCTAGAGATTGATGATAAGGGCGATCCATTAGAAAATGCAGAGGCTCGTCTTACTAACTTTCCAGATCGCAAAACCCTGCTCACCAGTACACCGGGAACTCGGGGCGCCTGCCGCATTACCGCAGAGTTCGAAACTCGCAGCGATCGCCGCCGCTACCGTGCGTTGATGCCATGTTGCGAATCACTGGAGGTGTTGCGCTGGGAGCACTTCGTATGGGACCGTCCCGATGGTGATGTGTGGTGTCAGTGCCCAGCGTGCGATGAGCGCGTCGCCCAACACCACAAGGCCACGATGTTGGCGGGCGGGGAATGGAAAGCGACCGCCAAGGGTGACGGCGAAACTGCTGGGTTTCACCTGCCGGGATGGTACGCGCCGTATGGCTGGCTGATGTGGGAAAAGATTAGGGATGAGTTTCTTAGAGCCAAGAGCGATCACTTGCTTCTGAAAGGCTGGGTGAACAAGCGGGCCGCCGAGGCCTGGGAGGATGCCCTGGAGAATCTGTTCAATGCCGAGGGCCTGGCCAAGCGCCGACAGGACACAGCAGCCGGCAACGGCTACCCGGCTGGCAGCGTGCCAGATGGCGTGCTGGTGATCACCGCAGGCGTTGACGTGCAGGGCGGCGGCGGCTCGATCGGTGAGCGCATCGTGGTGACTCTCTGGGGCTGGGGCCGCGGTGAGGAGGGCTGGCACCTTGGCCACTGGGAGATTCATGGCGATCCTCAGGGCGATGAGGTCTGGGACCAGCTTGACCGGATCGCTGACACAACCTGGACGCGGAACGACGGCACTCAGCTGGCGATCATCCAGGGGGCCATTGACGATGGCGGTAACGCAACCCACCGCGTCCGCGACTACTGCCGTACTCGCGGGAAATGGGTGCCGGTCAAGGGCGGCAGCCAGAGCGGCAAGGCCATCATCGGCAAGGGCCAGGCCGTAGACATCAACCGCAAAAATCAGGCGATCCAGCGGCATTCGGTGCTGCTGTATCCGATCGGCACCGACACCAGCATGGCGCACCTGCAGGGCCGCCTGCGGAGCGACACACCGGGTCCGGGATACCTGCACCTGGGCGAGGCCTCAACTGATCAGTTTCTGTCGGAGCTTTTCCCGTGGAAGCGTCGGCCTAGAATGGTGAAAGGGTTTACCCAGTACGAATGGTTCCTTCCGCAGGGCGAGCATGACGAGGGTGGCGACTGCACACGCTACGCCTACGCGGCACTGCAGCTGGTGGCCCGGCGATACAACCGGGCGACAATGTGGGATCAATTGGAGGCGCAGCTGAAGGGGCCGGTGCAGACGACACAGATACAGCGACGCAGATCCACCTACCTAACTCAGTAGCCTGTCACCATGGCATACACGCAAGCCCAGCTAGACGACCTACGCGCCGCGATTGCCGAGGGTGTGACTAGCGTCTCTGCCAACGGTCGGACTGTTTCATATCGCAACCTAGACGATATGCGAAAGCTTGAGCGTGCCATGGCCGATCGACTGGAGCCCAGTACCAGGAGACCCTTGCGAATCCTGGCCAGCTTTCGGAGGGCTTGATGGCACGCACTGCCGCCCAGCTTGAGCGGGCCCTGAAGGCTGGCCAACTGGAGCTGGCCAAAACACACTTACGAGCATTTGAGGCTGCCAAGCTTAGCCGTCGTACAGATAACTGGTTGGCCGACAGCA